GCGCGTCCTTATACGAGCGGGATCATTTCTTGCGAGATGGTGGAGAGATGCGATTGCAGCAATACGCAGTCATAGTTCGTTGCACCGTCCACGGCGCAATACGCCGCCATCCGATTGCCCGCCGCTGCCGTGCCGGATTGCAAAAAGTCGGTCGGCGTGAATGGCGACATCACGCGGTTTTTCACGTCGAAGCGGTACATCTGATTGATCGCGCTGGCCGTGTAGATGTTCATGTAGAACATGCGGCCTTCGTTGTCGAACGGCGACAGGCAGCCACTTGTTCCGGTAGTCAAGGCCACCGCGCCGTCGATGGCGATGGCACTTGACCAGGTGCCGGCAATCGCTGCGGCGATGTCCAGCGTATCCACCGTTGCCGCCGAGCCACGGAAGAAGTGGCAGTGCGAGTGGCGAGCGTTGCGCGCCGTGTCGGGCTGAATGCCCCAGCTCGGCGCCCACATGCCACCGACAGCACCGGCTGCACCAGCGACCCCGAAGTATGCAGTGCTCCACGCATTCGCTGCGATACTGTTCGTGCCGTTGTTGACCGTCGCATCACCGTAGTTGTAGGTGTAGACGTTGGTGTTGGCAGTCGTGCGGAGCAGCAGCAGATTCGGCAGTTCAATGACGTACTTTGCCGTCGCCGAGGGCGTGACCGTCCAGTTGGTGCCGAGGGTATAGACCGGGGAAGCCCCTGCGGTATGCGAAGCGATGATCCGGCGCTGGCCGACTGCTGTAACGTTGGTCGTGTCCTCCACGATCCGAATCTGGAAATTGCGGTACTCGTTGGCAAGCACTACGGCGTCACCAAGCGCTGCTTGACCCGTGAGCGTGCCCGCCGCCATTGCCGTTGCAGCCAGAGCATGACGAGTCTCTACGCCAGTATCATAGGTGTAGGTGCCGCCGATCATGCCTTCTCCGGGGAGCAGATCGTATGGCCCGTACTGCTCATCCAGAACCAGCATGGCCGAGTCGGTCGTCAGTGTGGCAGGAAGGTTCGTGATCGACAGTGTAGTGGAGAGGAAGTTGCTGGCAACCTCATAGCTGCGGAAGGCGTTAGCAGCCAGCAGACCGGATGACAGCATCATTACGCGACCTGCGACGATCTCGTAGCGCGATCCCGTGACAGGGGTAAAGCCGAACGAGGACAGCACGTCGATGGCGGGGGTGGTTCCAGCCGTGTTACCTGTGATGTACCGCTCGGCGGTCTTGCCGCTGCCGCCAGCCCCGTTGTCGATGATCCGCAGCTTGAAGCCGTACTCACCTGATCCGCCGCGATTCGCCAGCATATTGACGCCGACTGCCGCAGGTAGTGCCGTGGAGAGCGTGACCTTGGTCGTCGTGGCCCCCGCCGCAATTGTGCCGACCAGACCGAGTGACGGGGCGAAGGCCATCGCCGCGCCGACGCCAAACGTGCCGGCCAGCGCAGGGGATTGAACGAAGTTCCATGCCTTCGTGACGATGTTGTAGCGATTCAGCACCGTGGCTGAAGCAAGCTGATAGACGAACGGGTTACGCGACAGGCCTGAACGCAAGTCACTGGCGACACATACCGCCGCCGCATGTGCATTTGGCGCAGGGGCAACCTGCCGCCACATCAGCATATCGATTACTTTTTTGAATGTATTTGCCATGACGGCCCCTTATGTGATCCGGGCGCGGACGTTCAACGCCCAGCACGTATTGACATTGGAGTTGATGAGCATGTCGCCGTTGCGCCCGTTGATGTTGGTCAGGCCGGCGACCGTGGTAACAGCAGCAAGCGTCGGCAGGGTTTCTACGACCACCGTGCCGCGCTGCCGTTGGAGTGACTTGTCGTAGCCGAGCGGAGATAGAAGCATTTGCAGGATGCGCCAGAGGAAATTGCGCGAGGCGTCATCTTCTACTGGAACCGAAGAGGCGCGCAGTTGGGCATCCGTCAGCGGCTGAGTCAATCCGGTAGCAACCGGAAGACGGTTCGTCTCATCGACCGGCGTTGCGACTCCATCGCCACCGTAGGCAGGCTTCATCCACTGATAATGCCGCCCGCCCACCTCGTCGGTAGCGACTGCCGGATCGCCAGCGTCGGCTGAAGGTACTACTTTGATGTCATCGGCCATGTCTTATCCTCATTTGACTGCCCTCGCTACAACCCCCATAAACTTGTCGGCGGAATCCCTGCGAACATCGAACACGATCTCAGAAGGCCCGGCCGGTATTGAATTTATGGCCTTGGTGTTCTCTTCTATTGCCTGAGCGTTTTCAGCAAGCGCCTTGCCTATATCTAACACCTTCGATGAAACGCCATCGATGCGAGAAAGCGCGGAATTCAGCAGCAGCGGAATTGCATCGTCTGTTTGTTGTGAGCGGTTCAGCGCGGCGATCAGGTCGGCCACGGCTTTGTCTCGATCAGCTTCGGCGGCCTTTCTCAGAGTGATTTCATCGGCCAGCTTCCGTTCGACATCCTTCATGGCTCGCTTTACGTCGGCCAGTTCCGACCGCGTGACGCGCAGCTTTTCGGCCATGGCATCGCCCAGGGAGGCGCGCACCCTGTCGGTCAGACTTTGGATCAAGGCTTCGGTGGCCATGATTCAGTGCCTCAGACCCCACCGAACCAGACCGAGGAGGAGGAGTTCTCGTCCCGGTCCGGTAGGGCTTTGGCGCGGTTTGCCTTGCGGCGAATTCATTTCGTACTCCTCTCGATCGGCCGGCGGAACAGGACATCGTGCATGGCTTCCGCCGCATTCGCGGGCGTAGCCTTTCCGGTCCAAAGATCGGACAGGTATTCCCCGGTGATCCGGGTTTGCGCGGTCGGCAGGCCGAAGACATAGCCCGAGGCTTCGAGCGAATCCCATGCCACGTCATCCCAAGGGCGCTCGCCGGTCCATCCGTCAATGAGCTTGCTGGGCAGACTGCCGACTTTCTCGATGGCTTGCACTACCGGAGACAGCTTGTAGCCAGGCTGAAAGTGCAGGCTTCCGCCACTGGCATTGGCCAGAGCGGGTTCGATTTGCCAATTCACCAGATCGCGAATCACCGGCATACTGGTCGTCGGATAGAGCAGCGCTTTGCGCGCCGCCCACATGATCTTGTCTTCTTCGTCATCCGGGCCGCGCCCGGCTAAGAGTTCCCCAAGAACGGCAGGAAGAATCACCAGGACCAGAGAACGTGCAACCAGTCGCGGCAGGTCTTTCGGGGAATGCGTGGTATGCCCCATGTCGCGCAGCCTGGCGTAGAGCACCGAAAACGGCGTGTAGTACATGGTCAGCAGTTTCATCAGTTCGGAATTCCGCTGCACCGCTGCCAGGTCTTTGGCGCCGCCCGCCCCTTGCGACAAGCGAACCGCCCGATCACCGGCACGAATCGAATCTTCCTCATTCAATCCTTCGGCCAAGGCTTGACGGTATCCACCCAGCCATGTCGGAACCGATACCGCGCGATCCGCCAGCGCCGTCAGATAGAAGGCCGACCGCTGAACGGCGACAAGCATCCCATGTTCGCCGCGCGTCTTCAGCAGCACGTCTTTCATATCCCGATCGATGGTGTCCATGCGGTGCCGCATCTCGCCGGACTTTTCCTGCACGAATGCCAGCGTGTCTTTCGCATGCACCTTGGAATCGATCAGGGCTTGCGTCAGATATTTCGGTTTGACCAGATCCATTGAAGGTCCGAAGCCGGCGAACTGCGACAGCATGGTGCTGATCTTCCATCCCATCGTGACGATGGCGGTATGCGTCCGGAGCCCGCGGAATAGCGCGTTGTGCAGTTCCAGCGGTTGATGCAGAGTGTCTGCCCGATCCGAGATCAGCGTCTGTTCCCACGTCGTCAGCAGTTTGTAGCGCGCTTCGCCGAGCTTGTCGATCAGGGCCGACTTGATCTCGGGATTCTGGAGAATCTTCGACAGCCCTATGATGGCCTCGCGGTGCGAAATGTCCTTGATGACCTTCGACATATGCGAGGTCAAGACTTGCTCGAAGTCTAGCAGCAATGGGGCTTTGAAGTTCTCTACCCGTTCCTTGGTGTGCCCGGTTGAGGTGTTTGCCTTGCCATAGCCCCTGGCCATGAAGTCCTGAACCGAAGCCGTCGCATCAGCCTGCTTTGCCCCCACAGCGGATACTTTCGGGTCATAGACCAGCGGATAGTAGCCGCCGGCCAATTCGCCGTTCTTGACGGCAAGTTTCTGGTGCGCGACTTTCGGCGGAGCTACCCCGGCAACTCGCTCCTGCAATGCGGAAATTTCAGGCCAGAGCGATTCGAGCGTGTTCCAGATGCCGTTGACGAAGGCGATGTCTTCGGCGGTCAGTTCATTCAGCGCAGCGGTTATCTGTCCTTGCGTCCATCCGCGCCCATCGCGCAGGCGTTGGAGGTTCGATTCATTGCCGGCATTGAGGGCAATCGAGATCAGGTCATAGCGGGTCAAAGGCCCATCGACGCCAGGCAACCGAATCGCGGTCTTGTCCATCAGGCTGCCGCGCCATTCCTTGCTTTGTCCCTCGGTCAAGTCTTGCAGCGACTTGGTGACCTTGGCGTGAAGATCGTATTCCCTGACCTGGGCATCGTCGGCCAGGTCGAAGAAGTAGCGCGCCCACGGGCCATTGCCCTTGCCGCCATCCATCCATTCGACAAGCTGCTCGACCTTGATATGCGCCGCGTCGAACTTGCGCCAAAGCGCTGCAGCCTTCTCGGCCACGGTATTGCTCTTGTCGTTGAGCTTGCCGAGTTCCCCGGTGGAATCCTTGAAACTGCCATCAAGGGCAGACAGAAGGTCGGTCTTGACCAGATCAAAATCAATCGCCGCCCGCTTGCGCAGGAGCTTGTTCTTGAAGTTCGCCAGGTGCGCTAGATTCCGAAGGGCATCATTCAATCCGCGCAGTTCCATCATGCTCGCCTGCCGCCAGTTATTGATTCCGGCTTCGTCGATCAGGTTCTGCGGAATGGCGAAGGTTTCGCCCTCGGCTTCCTTCTCGGCGATGAAATCAGCCAAGGACTGACGTCGTTCAACCGTGCGCAGGGTGACGTTCTTGAACTCGAATCGATCCAGCAGTGCGTCGATCTGCTCAAGGTAGGACTTGCCGGCTTTGGCGATTGATTGCCGGCGTGAAGCCTTGTCGAAACTCTTGGCGTATTCGGCGATCTTCTTGGCTTCGGTCTGTGCCTTGGTTGCCTCAAGGAACAGGTAATGGTTCAGCAACTCCCGATGCTTTGCTGTTGCGGCGCCTTCTGCATCTTGCCGCGCCAATGCCTCTCCCGCCTCGCGCGCCGCCTTCCTGCCGGCGATGAGGTACTGAGTCGGATTCAGGTCACGCACGGCGGTCTGGTCAATCCTTCCGGCCGCCGCTTGACGATAGGCAGACAGAGAAGGCAGGGCATCAAGGGCGTGAATGGTTGCCGACTTCGCCGCGGTAGCCTTGTTCTTTTCCGCCTGGACGAATGGAGCAACATCAATCTGGCGCCGACGCAAGGCCCTCAACTCGGTCATCAGGATATCGGCGCGCTTGTCGTTGTGGAGTGCCGCCTGGGCCTCTTGTTCAATCGTGCCATCCAGCAGCATGTCGCCATGCAGATCAGCCATGCGCTTTGCGGCTTCGGCGGCGATCAGTTCCTTGCGCGGCCGCATGTCGTTCAACGCCTTGACCAGATCATCGCCGGACTGATAGCCAAGGATCTCGGCAGCCGTGTCGATGTTCATGCCTTCGGCGGCATAGACGCGCTGCAATGTGCGCGGAAGCTTCTGCGTGAAGTCTTCGCCATAGCGCCGATGCAGGTCGCCACGATCGAGCTTGATTGGCGTTCCATCGGGCAGCTTTCCGGTCGTCAGCGCGGCAAAGGCTTGATAGACCGGCTGCGCATCGACTTCCGCCGCAACGTCTTTCGACATCTTGGCAAGCTCGGCCTTCCACCATTGCGTTTTGCCGCGATGGTATTCGCGCATGAGCTTTGCCAGAAGCTTGTCGCGCGCTTCGCCGGAAACCTTGCCGACATCGCCGACATAGTTCTTGAACTCGGCTTCGCTCATGTTCGCCGTCGCCGCATCGATGAACAGCGGGGCGACATCCACCTGGCCTTTGGCCGCTTGAATCTCCTGATCACTGGCATAGATACGGTCGAATACGTCGCGAACTTCGTCAGAGAGCTTGACGTCGAGCGATTCGAGCTTGGTATAGATGGATGTCAGCCACGCCTTGAAGCGCTGGAAGGCACCTTGTAATGCAGCGGTCGGCGCTTTCCCTTCGCGCAGGTAGGCTTCATTGCCGCGGGCGAACTGTTCATGGTGCGCCGTGGTGATCTCTGCCCGGCTCGACACACCCATCCATTTCAGAATCGCGGCATAGTCGTCCTTGATCTGTTGCGACACGCCTTCGGATTCAGCCAGATCACCCAGAAGTTCAAGGTAGAAATGGCCGGTTTCGTGCAGGAAGGTGGAGAGGTCGGCGCTTTCGGTCAGGCCGATCTGCATCTTGCGGTCGTCTGAAATCTTGAGATAGCCGCGGGTGTCTTCTCCGTAGTTCTGATGCAATATGCTCGGGTTCGCTGGGCTGAAGGCTCCGGTGTTTGATGTGGCGCTCTTGATCTGCTCTGGGCGGAAGGCGACGTAATGAACACTCTCCTCGCTCATTCCGGCCATAGACTTACCAGTGGCGCGTTGCGATCCGAACTTCTCGTCGACGGTATGGTCAATAAATCCATCGAAGCCCATCGCTTCCACCGCGCGCCGTAGTACTTCGGTTGATGCCAAGTCTCCGGTTTCTGCGTCGGTGGCGTAGATCAGCCCGCCGTCCTCGTCACCCTTAATGGCGGCCATGATCTCTCGCACCGAAACGCTTCCTCCGGCCTCGCTGACTAGATCAAACACCTTCCCGCGTGCAGCATCAACATCAAGGTCTGTGAAGTCGCCGCTTTCATCAATCGCCTGCAGCGCATCAACGAAGTCAATTGCCGTTCCTGTTGCATCGCCGTATTCGTCCGTCTCCTTGTTATATTCTTCATCGAATGTCAGCATCGTTTCGTTGTCACCGCCAAGCACCGCCGGATTCTGAATCGACAAATAGACCGGTAAGGCCGCCCCTCCGTGTTCGACAGCAAGCTCCGCCTTTGCTTCAGCGATAACCGCAGGATCGCTGTATTCACGATCCGTCTCGCTGGCGATTCGTTCGGCGCGGCGTTCGATTCGCTGCGTCAGATCTGGACCTTCGCCGGCATAGTTTTCCGAAACGTCATCGGGGGTATTTGTGAAATAGATGCCTGCGCCAAGATCGCTCTCAACATTGGCCCGAGAACGATCAAAAGCCGAAAAATCGCCAGTTGTTCCGTGATACACCACCAACGGCTTACCATCAGCATCAACCACCTTCGAGTCACCGAACCACGCCTTGAACTCCGCCGATTCAATATCCACCGCCTTGAATGCCGTCTTGTCAGCGCCGACTTTCTGCTGCTCAAACATCGCCCCCGTAACCTTCCCCGACATTTCCAGCCGGCGCCGCACTTCGGCGTTATCCGTGACCACGCTCAAGTCGATACCCGCCGCCGTGATGGCCTTGCCCAACATTTCCAGTGACTGCTTGCGTCCCATCGCGGCTTCGTCGGTCTGGTTCATCGAGTAGGTCGGGCTGCCGCCTAGCTCGTTGAGGATGGCTTCGACTAGCTGAGTCTCGGTTGCTTGTCCGTTTTCAGTGCCAGGGAAATAGCCAGCCTCAACGGCAGCCATTGCCGCTTCATCCAGTTTCTTGCCAATGTCGGAAATCAGCTTCTTCTTTCCGTCCGGCGTCGGGTAGGTTCCGGCATCCGTCAATTCACCGACAGGCGCAAGACCGCCATGTTCGCGCAGGAACTCGACCAGGCTCTGCCCAAATATCTCGGAATCGGATTGCGGCCCCTTGCCTCTCAAGGTATCCAGCAGCGGATCAATTTCGAGATTGGACGCCTTCAGGTGCGTCAGAATGGCCGGCAGGTCTCGATTGACGGTCAGCCCGTACTTTGCCCACAACTTCGCGGCAGACTCCACCGGATCCTGCCCGGGGAAAGCGCGTTCCGCCATGACGGCAATGCCGCGCATCAACTGGGCTTGTGTCTTTGCTGCTGATCGTTCCACCCCGGAGGCAATCAGTTGCCCCTCGACATCGGTCGTAATGGTGTCAATTGCCGCATTTAGGCCGTGCGCCTTCTCGCCTTCGGCAATCAGTTGTTCGATCTGTTGCTGCAGGAGCTTGTCGGATTCTTCGCGGTTCGCTTCTTCCAGTTGCAGTTCGCGCGCCGTCATATCGCCCTGGTGCAGGCGAAGATCATCAGCCAACCCGGCGTAGTGATCCGTGCCGGCAATCATGGTCGCGAAGTCTTCCATCGGGATCATCACGTCAGAGCCCGTATGCGTGGCCTCGGCGTAGTTCGTGGCATGCAGTTCCGTGGCAACCAGCGCAGGATCGAGACTGACGCCCTGGAAGTAGGTCACGAACTTGTCCGCGGGAATGAACACGTTCTGGATGCCGCCGTCTTCCGTGGCTTTTTGGACAAACTCGCGATATTTTTCCGGGACGGCTTTCAGCAGATCGGAGTTCTTCGCCCCATCATTCAGCGCGTCGAAGATGGCGCGGGTTTCCTTCTGCCGGCCCCTGACCATCATCTGCTGCACGGCGATCTGCCCACCACCACCGACAATCGTGGCAATAGCGGTCTGGATTGCCGCGTCGGGCATCTCATCCTTGAAGTCTTCCCAAGTCTTATCCGGATGCAGGAACATCCACTCGTTGAAGTTCTGCCAGACGGTTGCGATTTGCTCGCCGCCCATCTCTTTCAAGGCAAACTCGCCGGTTTTCTTGAGGAACGCATTGATTCCCTGCTTCAGGCCTGGTGTCGCAAGCAGCGCCTTCATGCCGGGAAGTTCGGTAGCGTATTCGGCAGCCATGTCAGCGGCGCCGTAGTTGAATGCAGTGCTCGCGTCCTTTCCCTGGTCGAAGGCTTTGAGGGCAGAAACACCTCCCTGCACGGCGGACATGGCTGCCGTTGTGGCTTTGGCTCCCCAGTTCAACGCGCCGCCAAGAAGCATGGTGCCGACGTTCCCACCCAGAGAGCGGAATCCGGAATAAACGCCAGCCTCAATGTTTCCTTCCGGCGCGGGGCCAGCAACAACGTCGCCCGTCTTCTTCGCTTCGCGCGCTGCCCAGAGCAGGGCTTTGCCCATCTCAGACTGCGCCATCCAGTCAGGCAGTACCGTTCCGGCCACTTGCTCGCCAAGCTTGAACGGCATGGCCAGCGTGGTATAGAACGCCGATGCAGGATCAGCGAATAACCCGGCCGCGGTATTGCCAAGAGCGCGCTTGCCAGCTGACAGTGCACCATCCACGGTCAGCAGCGATTGAACATCCTTTGACCCGATCAACCCGGCATTGGATGGATCTGCTTCGATCCATTTGCGCATGGCTTCGGATTGTCTGACGCCATGATCCATTTCGGCCTGCCGGACGCGGCGCTTGTCTTCCACCGGGTCGATGATCGACGGCGCAATGTCCTCGCCGAGCATGGTCTTTATGTTCTTCGACAGATTGCGCTTCTCGGCTTCAATTGCAGGATTGGAGAACGAACCATTGAAGACCGCAGCCTGGGCAATAGTCCTGTCCGGCGTGCGGACTTGGGCCAGTAGCTGATCGTACTCGTCAAGCTTCGGCGCGACAGGCAAAGCCGGCGCCTTGGGAACCGAAGTTCCAGACCGAACGCGCGCCAGAAGGTCGTCGTATTCGTCCATCACTTCTGCGCCTTCTTGATCGCCCACGCTTTGGCGATTTCGTCTTCTTTTGCCCCCTTGGCTTTCATCGCCTTGAAGAAGTCGGCTGGTATTGCGGTCTTGTTCTCCGGCTTCAGTTCGTAGGCTTTGACCGTGCTGTTCCACATCTTGCCGATCTCGATGTATTCGGCATTCGCGGAACGGGCAATCGCCTTCTGGTCTTCAATGGTCGGAACTTTTCCGGGGTTTTCCTTGCGCCATTGAATCTGTGCCTCATGCTGGAGCCCGACGAACGCATCTTTCTTGTCCTTGTTGGCCTTGGACAGCAGTTCCTTCGGTATCGCGTCCTGCATGATCGCGGAATCGAAGCCGATCTTGTACTTGCCATTCCCGGCCATCATGGCCTGGGCCACGTTCTGCATTTCCTTGATGCCGTTGGCGCCAAGGTCAAATCGGTCGGCAAAGGCGGTTTTCTTGAAGTCTGCAATGAAGGCATCGGGATCAGTGGCCGCCTGATCCATCAGCGCGCCACGCACCTGCAACTCCTTGAGCCGCTCTCCCGGGCGGCCTTCTCGGGTTGCGAAGGCGTCCAGCCCGCCAAGGTGCCCGGTATTCTTGGCCCATGCATACATGGTCGGCGGCATTTCGAGAACCGACTTGCCAGGGTTCTTGATGACCCATTCTTGCGATGCGCCCATCATGGCCTTGTCGCCGTCGTTCTTCATCTGCTCGCCGACGGCGCGCTTGTGGTCAATCCGTTGCTCAACGGCGATGCGGGTTGCCGCGTCAATGGTGCCAGCGGCGAAGTCCTGTTGCACCTTCTGCATCTGCGCCTTGTAGCCTGTCGTTTCGGCGAAAAGCGCATCGGAATAGGTAAGTGCCTTGGCCTGCTTGTCGCCGGCTTCGATCTGCTTCTTGAGCGTTGAGGCCTTTTCCGCGCCAATGTCGAGCGTGAATTTGTTCAGCATCTCCTTGGCGTATTCAAGGTTGCCGCTGGCAAGCGCGCGAACCACGACCGCCGCACCGACATCACCCCTTTGCCTTTTCTGATCTTCCTTGATGGCATCGGCCGACCATCCTCGCGCCTGACCGAATTGCTGAATCACGCCTTCGATGCTGGCGATGGATGTTGCTACCGCATCGCCATTGTTCCAACTTGCTTCCGCTTTGGACTTCTCGCCATTGATTCGCGCTTCTACGCCCTGCGCTTCGGCGTGATCGCCTTCTTTCATGACGTGCTTCATCACGTCACCGCGATGCTCAAGACCATAGACGTCGGCGCGCTTCTTGAATAGCGCCTGCTGATCCGGCGTCAGTTTCGATGCGAGCTCGCTGGCAACGTCGTTGAACTGTTTGGTGTAGTCCTGCAACAGCGGCTGCTTGACGGCATCAATGCCCTTGATCTTATCGAATCCCTTCTCGCCCATCTTCATATCCATCTGGGCTTGGCGCAGCTTGGTCGTTGCATCCTCGACCATCATCGTGTCGGCGCGCAGTTTTTCCTTGGCAAGCCATGCCTTGGCGTCGTTGCCAAGATCAGTGGCGACAGAGGACATCGCATTCCCCGGCGCCATTGCCGCGCTCAGGTCTTCGGTCTGATATTTCGCCACTCCGCCGGTCGGGGTCGGCGTCGGACGGGCTTGTTCGCCGAGGTCGGGTAGCTTCATTCCATCACCCCAATCACGCCATTGCCGAAGTTGTTTTCTGCCATTCCACCGCCCGGATTCAGCGTGGAAAACAGTGAGCTACCACCCTTCACCAAGTCACCGAAGGCGCTGGTCATCATGGACTTTTTGCGGTCCTGCCCAGCTTTCGCTGCATTCGCCCCGGAATACTCGGCGGCCTTGGCGCTTTCGCGCATGGAGCGGGCCTTGTCCTCGCCTTCATACAGAGCCACGGCAGAACGGTAGGCAGTTTCACCTGCGTTCCCGGCTAAAAGATGAACCAGCCCCGGATCCGTCACGCTGCCGCCGCCGGCCGCCGCCAGCGCAATCGCGCGCGACTGGATCAGCTCGCCTTGGCGCCGCTGTTCCTGCGCCGTGCGTTGCGCGGCCGCAATCGACTGCCCGGCATTGACGCGCAGCTGATCGGCCTCGTATTGGGCCGCCGCCTGTTGTTGTGCCCCGACAGACGCCGCAGCATTGCCGGCGTCCGACTTGCCCATGGCACTGACTACTGAGAGCGCGGCAGGGATCGCTTGTTGCCAAGACATTGATAGACTCGCTCGTTGAATGGCTCGAAGCCCATGTGCTTCAGCAGCACATCGGAACCGGGTATTTCTGGATCGGCATGGGCCAGCAGGGGCATGGCCGGCCGGCTGGCAATCAGGGCTTGCATTGCGCGAATGCCTGCCACGACCCGGCGCTTGTTGCGCCTGAATTCGTCGGTAGCATGGGAGAACATCACATAGCGCGTGTTCATCGGGTAGATGCCGAAGATGGCCAAGGTCCGCCCGGCGTCTTCGGCAACCAGGGCGCGACAGGTGCGTGCCGGTGCCTTGCCGTCGACGGCGATCAGGTCTTCTGCGGTGGCGGGACGAATGTTCATGTTTCGACCTTTGCCACAGCGGACAGCACGGTCACTGGGCGCGGCGCCGCCGCCAGCAGGCACAGCCTTTCGTCGGTGCCCCACGATCCCGGAAAAATGATCGGGTCTTCGTCGTAACTGGTTCGCATCGTTGTCTGGCTGATGGCGATACCAGCTTCAAGCTCCGGCAGGTCGTCCATGTTCGTCAGGTCACGGCCAAAGCGCAAACCCTTGGGATGAACGTTCGCCATGATCAACCCAAGTTCGCGGATGGCCTTCATCTGGTTGAGTGGCGTTCCGCCCTGATTGGCGAGCTCCAGCAACTTACCGGACTTGAACGGCGCGGTGTAGGGTAAGCCGACTACATAGGACGTTACCGCCGTCGGCAGCGCGGCCTGGCCGGAACCGTTCAGAGTGTAGGTCTGCGTCCAATCTGACGCCGTTCCGACATCGGCGCCATCGGCCCAGACCGTGACATTCTGGCCGGCCAGATGCGCCGCGGTAATCGTGGTCGTCGCGGCCCCGGAATAGGTTACGAAGGAATCGGCGAGCTTGTTCGTTGTCCCGCCGATGCACTCAGACTGAAAGGCCCAGCGCTCGAGATAGCGCACGGTTGATCCGTTGATGGTGCGCTTGACCACGTAATAGACATGATCTTCGCTGTCACCGGCATCGCCAGGAAGGATCGCTACATCTTCCACAAGGCCGCTGGTTTCCATCTCGACCCAGCACGTCACCTGCTCAACGCTGTCGAAGATCAGGATGGCCACCGTGCCATCGGAGCGAACGCAATGAACGCGTGTATCCGGCTGACGCTGGACCGCGATCCGGACGACTTTTGGCAAGCCTATCTCTGGAATGATCGAACAAAGGTCGGTCGCGGTGTAGTCGAACGTGACCTGATTCGAGGTCAGAGCCAGGGTATAGACGCGGGTTCCACCGCGCTGCACATAGACGCCTTGGCTGTCGATCGCCACGGCGCGAACCGGCGCGGAACCTTGTGTCGAGGCTTTCTTCGGATTGAAATTAGTCGGCGTCAGCGGCCCGTCTAGGGAATCCGACCGGCAAGAATATTCCGCCCCCTGCCCGCCTACTATGAGCCGTTGCAGCGACAATATCCAGTTGATGATATCGACCTGGCCCCCGGGAAGCGTGCGATTGATTGGACCGGAATCGCCAACAGTTTCAGGGTTGAAGGACGAGAAGGCGTCAGACACGGATCCGACGATTGCATCCTTGCCGCCCCACCACAGCCGGCCGCCATCGAAACCAACGGCTGATGGCCAGCCTCGATAATCCGACCACTGGCCCTCTTCCCAGTCCGAGGTGGCTACCAGCGAGCCAAAGTCGCTGATGATCTCGATATCGACAACAGTCGGCGAGGTATAGCCTGTGACGCGCGCCACACCGCGAATCGATCCGGTGGAGATGGTCAATTGCGCCGATGTCGTTCCGGCGGCATAGACGGAACACAGCAGGCGGTAATAGACAATCTGGTTGTCCAGTCCATCCGTATAGGCTTCGGTCGTATCAATGGTCCATGACTTGCCGGAAACAGCCGCCCAAACGGCATTGTCGAACGAACGTTGCAGAATGACCGTGTTCCCCGTTGCCGTAAGCCCGCTCAGGACGATGGTAAAGGCGCGATCAGTCGTGACACCTGTAACCTCGATGGAAGCCGTTGCGTCATTCAGGACGCCCATCGACTTCGTGACGGTCTGCCCAGTCGATGTCACGGCGAACAGGGCCCCAACATGAGTTGAACGAAAGAACGCGATGGAACTGGTCAGCGTGCCGTTGCCACTCAGGACGGATGCGACCATCGTCCCGGGCCCGGTGTTCTGGGTTCGGAACGGCCCATCATCCGACTGGTACAGGACCACAGACCATGATCGCGTGGAGCGGCGCTCGATCCGACGCTGCTGATAGCCGTAGCAGGCGGCGAATATCACGTCTGCGGATTGGTCGGTACGAACTAGGTCAAGGTCTGCCGCCGTCCATGGCGTTGCAAGCTCCACGACCCCTGCCGCTTCGACGTTGCAGGAATCGACCAGCACCTGGCGCTTGTGCCGACTCAGGAACCGGATGTAGAAGTTTCCCGTTGGCGTCAGCGCCAGTGAGTGCATGCCGGTATATAGCGTGGTTTCGGTGATGTACTCGTCGCCCCCGGAAGTAGAGCCCACGCGCAAGGTCACCGGCCCGCGCTGGATGATGATCTTCAGGCCATGCTCGACATTCTGATCGGCAGCGGCAACCGTGATGGTCTGGTCGCGAATGGCCGCGTTCGTGCCTGTTCCGGTCAGGCCCATGTATCCGCCAGTGACCCATGCCGACACGCCGCCGGATTCGTCGTTATCCGTCCAACTGGTCAGATTCGTGTCGAAGTTTCCATTCGCTACAGTCGTAGATACAGCCGTTCTGGTGACGATCGCATCGCTGACCCAAATTCGCATGACCAGCGCAGTGAGTTCAATCAGCGCCTTGTCCGCCACGGAAAAAACGAATTCCAACATCTTCGCCGCGGCGTTGCTCTTGGTGGCACCGAGATACCCCATACCAGGGCGGATCGACATCGAACCCAGCACCGTCGGCATCCAGTTCGTTTGGATTTCAGCAGATAACGCAATGCGCTTGACGTCTTGGCGTGAAAGCCCAAGCGCCGACACCAAGCCCCTGTTGAACGCAACAAAGGGGAGGTTCTTGTGAGCCACGACCTACCCGATCAGGCTGTTGATGTTGCCACCGTCGGAGCGCGGTCCGGAACGGCCGCCGCCGCGTGCGCGCGCCCAGCTTCCTTGCGGAAGAAATCGCGTCGGTTCCGAGATGGCATCGCGGTTGCGAGCGTTCTCCAGCGACTGATCCAGCAACCCGGTGCGCCGGGTCAGCAACGCAGCACGGCGCGTTTCATCGGTGCTGATCTTCTCGATAATCTTGGCCGCGAAATAGTGCTTGACGTACTCCGTGAAGGTCGGCGGCCACAGTGCGAGATTCCCGCCATAGCCCGTATCGTTCGACACGAACTTGACATATATCTGGTCAAGGTCGGAATACAGAACTCCGGCTTCGTCGGTGTATTGAAGCAACGGAACCTTGAAGTATTCGTCCTGGCAAACGGCCGATGTCAGGATCCAGTCAGTCGATTTCTCGAAGGCCCGGCGCAGGCCGAAGTCGGGAGTAATGTTGGTGCTGTAGTCCAGCAGTTGCGAGCGAATGGCGAAGCGCCACTGGCCTTGCGACAGGCAGAAGTCAACGCCGCCATCGTTCCAGACGTTGTCCAGCAGATGGCGGCCTTCGACATTCTCGGACAGGCTCGCGAGCTGGCGCTGGCCGCAGATCATCAGCGCGCCGTTGTAGAGCTTGAGCCTGTCCGTAGCCATTTAGATGCCGGCCTTGATGCGTTCCGCCAGCCATGCATGGGCGCCGGATTTGGTGCTTTCGCCTTCGTGGATGATTTCCTGATCGGAAAGCCGGATCACGCAATGCTTGCGGTGCGGCCCCTTGAACTCGACGGCGAACTCCTGCAGCTTGGATTGCGTCAGGGAAACATCCTGCGTGGTCAGGTTGTGGCTGCATAGCATGTGCATGCGCGTCCATTTGCGCGAGGTTTCCAGCACCAGGTATTCGGCATACCAGCTACCGTCATCGGCTCGGGCCTCCACCTTGTCGAAAGGCTTGAACTTCTCCGCGACATTGACCCAGTAGGCCGGGTTGAGCAGGTCTTCCGGCTCGGTGTTTTCGTGCGGGGTGACAACGTACAGAACGCGCAGAAAGTCGCCGGATTCAAATCGGCCATTGGCCGGATTGAGTTCCTGAACGCGGCGCGTGACAGGTGCTTCGACAGCCTTGGGCATATCGACGATTTCGGACATTGGGTTATCTCCTCAGAATGTAAAAGCCGGACGGCCGAAGCCGCCCGGAATGCCGCGCTTGAAACTTAGGTCGATGACATGAAGCTGCCGCTCGACAGCTGGGTGCCGCCGCCGGTACTGGATACCGAGCTGACGATGCCCATAGTGAGGACCGCACTCGACGTCACCGTGCTGGTGCGCGCCGAGATGATCACGACGTCACCGCACTTCATGCCGAGTTCGTAGCCGTCCGTGATGGCGCCGGCCGTGAAGAGCGTCGAGGAAACGTCGGTCGTGCCGTAGAACCACAGGCCGTTGCCGATGACCTCGTTGCCGGTGGATGACGCCTGCTGACGGCAGGGGCCGCCAACGCCCTTGCCGATCAGGATAGGCGGATTTTGGAGGCTGGAAGCCGCCGTGGTGCCAGAGTAAGCCATGATGTGTCTCCTTCAGAAGTTGGTTGTGGATCAGCCGTAGACCGTGCCGTCCGTGGTGAAGACGACCACTCCCGCGTTCTGGAGCAGCTTGGCGCCCATGAATGCCGAGGTGCGAGCCCAGGAATAGTCCTGTTCCTCGTTGTAGCCGACGGGCGTCTGCATGCCGCCCCTGTCCATCGCCTGGCCAACGGCCGTCTTGTGGTACAGGAAGGACTTCTCGGACGTGGTTGCCTTGCCGGGAAGGTTCGGATGCTCGACGATCAGGGCATTGCGCCACTTATAGACCATCGGCTTGTCGCGCCAAGACGGGGTTTCGCCCGCATACGGCTTGATATCGACGATCTGCGCGTTGTTGAACTCGGGCGCCTGTTCGAGGAAGGCAAGGAACGATGGCTGGCACAGGAACGTGATGTTCGAGTCCCACGGCACCGAAGCATTCGACAGCTTGACGCGGCCATTCTGGAACAGTGAAACGCTCGGGGTTGCCGAGGCTGCGCCGACGGTCACGGTGCCGGTGTTCAGTTCCGTGATGATCTGCGAGTCGATCTTGCGATTCAACGTGCCCATGCTGGTCATCTGCATGATCTGGCGCTGGTTTCCCTGGCTGGCGAAGACGTTGAATCCAGTCTTGCGAACCAGGTCATGCCACTCGGACAGGGAGCAGGTGTTCTGCGTGTTGTTGTCCGCACGTGCCGGGATCAACCCATTGACGCCGCGGGTAACAGCAGCAGCCGAACCGGAGTCGGCAACGAGGAAGATGGCCTGGTTGCCCTTGATGACCGCTTCGGTCGTCACGGTTTCCAGCAGAAGTGATGCGTGTTGCTCGAAGCCAGCAATGTATTCCTGGCGGTATTGCGTTTGGAAGGCGGTATCGAGGCCCATGATTGATCTCCTTGAAACAACGATTTGATTAACCGTCGCCCTGGGGTGACCGTGCCGCCTTCAGTGCCGGGGTGTCTCTTGCGAGGGCCGGCGTGCAAGCTCTACGGGGCCGAGCTACCTGGTGCTTGTGGTACTTCGGCAGCGCCGGCAACCTTTCGATTGCCGGGGTGTCTGCATTGTGGAACCGACTTTTACGCGCCTATTGCATGAACAGCCGAATGGATTAACGCGGATTTATGCAGCCTTCTTTTTTGCTCTGTCACGTGCATCGAGCAATTCGCGGTAACGGGACTGCGCTTTCTCGTCTCCCCAGTAGGCTTTGTGGGCTGGGGTTCCCTTCGGTGCGCCCATGTTCGTTTCGATCTTCTTGATCTCGTCGTCGATGGCGCCGCTGATGTTCGCGCCGGAATTCGGCAGCAAGGTAGTGACCGGGTTGATCTCGCGCGCCATGTTGTTCAGCCAGCGAATGGCATCGGCGTTGGCCATGATCGGCGTGCCGTCCGACAGCCGGCCGAACTTGATCAGATCCTTGACGCCGTTCGGAGCGGTATCGAGCAAGCCGTCGATCATGTTCATGTTGGCCCGGAACTCGCCGCCCCATTCGGCATGGAGGGCGTCCGACACTTCACGCGCCGCTGCGGAATCCTTCTGCTGACGGTCCGCCTCGTTCGCCTCGACCTGGGCATAGTAGAAATTCACGACCTCGCTGGCGATTCCGGCCGGCGCATTGACCTTGTGCATGGCCTTCAGCAGGTTATCGATCAGCGGCTTGTCGTCGGTGCCGATCACCAGGCCATCGGCCAGCTTGAGGTCGTACTTCTCCGGGCTTTCGGGAATGCCGTTTTCTTCGCGCCAGAGCTTCACCTGTTCTTCGGTGGCGTTCTTCGGCAGGACAGAGCGCAGTTCCCCGGCGCCGATCTTGGACTGCACCGACAGCAGGGCATTGGCGACGTCCTTCGGCGATGAGTAGCGGGACAGCTTGGCCGCGATCTTCTCGTCACCGTTGGCGATCTGATTGCGCCAGTCATCGGGCCAAGCCGATGCGGGAGGTGTGGCATTTGCCGGCGGCGCTGGTGGATCGCCAGCCGCAGGGGCAGGAGGATCGCCAGCCGGCGGGTCTCCGGCAGGAGGCGGATCGCCTGCACCGCCGCCACCGTTGTCATTCTCCGGCGCCATCAATCGAAACCACTGATTCCGTACTCTCATGATCCACTCCTCCTCGTTGAAAACTACTCGCCGGCATCGGCGTTCGGTTCGCGGCGGCGCATCGCCCCCACAGCCAACTTCAGCATCTTGACGATCTGCTGTCCGACGAAAACGCGCCCGAGCATGAAGTCGGTATCGCGCGCGCTCTCGGGCCGATACGGCATTTCATAGGTTGCCGCCGCCTGATTGATGATCCAGTCCAGGGCGCGGCGCTGCTGGCCGGCGTCCGCCGTTCCGGTCTGTAAGGCTTGCAAGGCGCTGGCATCGGCCAGCTCATACGGCACCGGCAGCCATGCTGCGGAGTCTGCCAGCGGCTTCTTGCGCCGCGGTGCGTCGGGTTGTTCGTTCGCCATGGATTACGCCGCCGCCAATGCGGGTTGTTGCGCCGGAGGGCCGGCGGCGCCAAGATTCTTGGCGATCTTCGAACCCTGTTCGAGCCCGGCCAGCATTTGCGCCGCCTGCTTCTCTTGTTCCTGCTTGACGACCATGGCCTTGACTTCGCTATCCGGCCGAACCCATTTGGCCGGAACGCCGATGCCGTCAAGCACATCGCGCAGGATGATGACCGTATCTGGCAGGGCGGCAACGGACTGGTCAAGTTGCATGGCGGCAGCAATCATCTGCTGCATTTCCATGAACTTCTGTCCCTTCTGCGCCTCGATCGCATCATGAAGCGGGCTCTGGAACTGGAACTGAATGTTCATTCCGGAAAGCGACTTCGGCATGTTCATCGGCGAACCGAAGGCCCCATTTCTGAACAGAATTTCAAAGGTCAGGTCGCAAACCTGCCCGTTGCGCTCCATTTCCATCGGCTCGAACAACGGCAGCGCGCCGCGGATGTATTCCTGAATCCGTTGGCCGATTTCGTAGGCGGTCATCTCCGGACCGCGTTGCGGCAGGGAAAGCTTGTTCAGGTAGAAGCACTGCATCAGCATAGAACGGCTATCGCGTGCCTGTTCAGCGCCGAAAGGCAGGCCCTTGCTGTCGATGGTCAGCGGGCGCAAGGCATCGCCCAGACGCTCGTCGTAGTCACGATCCACCCAAGTCAAGCCGCCAGCGTAGATGGCGACGTCCGAGCGAACTGCATCCTTGGTGCCCACCATCGGCGGATTCGTGGTCTTTTCCCCGGCTTCCAGAAGGGTGTAGGTCATGGATTGCAGCAGCCTGGCTTCCGGCAGCGCCGCGATCGTAGAAGGGCTGAAGGCGTATTGCGACCCGGAGACCGTCTGCCAGCGCTCGACGTTGTATTCACGGTTCCACGTCGCGACTTCTTCCATCAGGTGCTTGTGCTGGACGTCGTAGTGCAGCGACCAGTAGGGCATCTTCTCGGTATTCTGGTCGTACATATCGGCTTCGCAGACGATGTGCATGCATTCGATTTCTTCAAGCCCCTTGTTGCGATTCACCAAGTCGGTGACTTTGGAATGCACCTTGCCCTTGAACAGCGTTACCAGGTTGCGCGCGCTCATCTTGTACTTACGCGCCACCATGGCGATCCGACCGTCAGCGTTCTCGATCCACGCGCAGTCGCGCAAGTGGTAGCAGCGATACAGCAATCCGTTGCGCAGGGCATTCAGACGTACCGATGTCACGGTCTGCCCGAAGCACGAATAGTCGCCGTCGCCCTCTTTCATGGCCTTGTTGAACTGGCTTTGAGGGGAATACATGGCGCGGCGCATGGTCTTTGTGGCGTATTCCAGCCAGCGCTTGCCTTCGTTGTCGGGCTCGACGCCATGCTGCAAGCCGACCTCGAACCATTCCTTTGCGGTCGGGCGCAACATGACGCCCAACTGATCCTGTAGGTCGCGCTGGCACAACAGCGGATAGCTGCTCATCAGATTGCCGGCGAAGTCGGTCCCGAGCGTTCGGCTTACCGTGAAGTCAGCGCGCTGCGGATAGAACTGCTCGGCCTGTTCCTGCCAAAGCAGCAGCAGGCTCGACCTCTTGGTAAAGAGGCCGTCAGCCGTTTCATGTAGCTGCTTGATGTCCATGGTCAGGCTCCCAGTGGTCCTCCACTGCCGCCCCCTGCCGTGTCTTCTCCTGTGAGGATCGTGCTGGCCCTGCCCTGCCGTGCCGTGATGGCCGCGATGGATTTCTTTTTCGCGTCCTGCACCGCCTTGTCATTCGGTGTCGGCATCGGCGTGACGGGTTCCGGCTTTGGCGCCGGAGCCGGAGCCGGGGCAGGCGCATCCTCTTTGCCACCGAACAGCGACGAAACAACGCTGATTGCTGCAGGTATCCATGCTGCAAATGAGGCCATGATCTATCTCCTGTTGTTCCGGCCCATAACGACCTGTGGATTGCGGCCCAGTGGCCGATTCTCTTGCGCGAGTGATGCCCACATCTGGCCATCGGTGACGTAGGTCGGGCCGGCGGACCATGCCATAACCACTGCATCGCCGCGGTCGGTGGAGCGGCCAAGCCTGGAGCAGACGTCAATTTTCGATTCAATGACTATCTCGCCACGCTCAATCTTGAAGGTCGGCGTGCAAAGGTCGGCCAGCAGCATCGGATCATCAGGCAGCATGATCGGGCTGCCGCCAGGCTGCGCCGGATCGAGGGCTTCGCGGAACAGCCAGATGGCTTCCGTGCGCTTGTTCTTGAACTTCAACTGGCCGTCTTGAGTACGGCGAACGGATCCTTCCGAGCCCTTGTAACTCAAGCATTCGATGGAGTTCTCTTTCAACTGCTCATAGGTCGGGCCGCCATAGCCGCCGCCCATATCCACGATCACGATGGCACGGTCACGACGATAGCTCAAGACCATGCCGGCGGCGTACTTGCCCGGGCGATCAGCCGGAATGTCTTTGCCGGGAATCTCCACCAGCGGCGCATACCAGCCGTCGTATCGCATGGCGATGGTCATCGGGTCTTCGCCGCCGCCGGAGGCATCGACCCCCATGGCGCACATCGGCACGCCATTCGGTGAAGACTGCTCCCATCGGCCAATGGCCAGCCGCACCCATTCTGTCGGCACCGCCTGGAAGGGTTGATCCCTCAATGACGCATCGAACTTGCCCTCGCGGTAGGCTTCGCGCAGCTCCTTGGGCAGAGCATCCAGCCGCGCGGCGTAATCACCCGTTCTGGTCAAGTCGGGATTGTCATCGAGGCGCGCGCGGATGAAGGTCCGTGACTTCGCCATCACATCGCGACCATCTATCCAGTGCGGGCCAGGGCCATCGACTTCCGCTTCGACGCCGTTGATGGTCGTGTACCAGCGAAGCTCGCCACTCTGCGCCGGGTTCGGATGCTTCGGGTCCAGCCATGCCGCCCATCGCTTGACTACCCACATGCCCTCGGGGCTGGTCGGCGGGTTCGTCGTCGCGACAATCCGGCAACGCTGGCCAGGCTCTACCGAACGATTCCACGCGATGATGAACTCGTACTGCGACTGCGTGAAATCCACCAGTTCATCGAAAGCCTTCAGGTCATGCGGGATGCCCTTGCGCTTCTGCTTGTCCTTCTCCTGTTCGCAGCCACCGATGTCGATGATCTTGCCGTTGATCCGCCATCCCTTCTGTCGGTTGCAGCCGTTCTCATGGCCGATGATCTTGGCGTAATCGTCAAACAGCTTCTCGGCTTCCTTGTTCGTTCGGCGCAGGACCAGGCTTCGACTGTGCGCGGTCAGGGAAAGACCGACAACAAGGGCAGTCTTGCCGCCGCCGGCCTCGCCGCCGTACAAAGTTTCGTCGGCATCCGAGAAATAGGCATCAGTCTGCGGGCCAGGATTCGGAATCCACATCAGGTCCTTGACCTGTTCTTGAGCGGCAACAACCAGCGCCTCGGCCTCTTTCTGAGGCAAAGCCGACAAACGCTGGATGTATTCGTCAAGAGCGCCCATGAGTTACGCGATCTGGACTACCTTGCGTCCCGGCTGGTCGCGCTGCATGGCTTCGGTGGCGGTCATGCCAACATCCCCAGGGATAACCGGCTGCGCCTTGACAGAAGCCAGCACCGCCTCGCGGATGTACTTGCCCTGCGCCATGATCTCCGGCGCCACGCCGCGCCCTTCTCGCTCGCCGCACCATGTCTTCATCATGTAGTCCATGTCATCCAGCGCACCTTCAAGGAATGACACCTCGCGGCTGAAGTTGGCAACCTGCTGCCGGGCGCCATCGAGCCGGCGCGTCAGTTCGCCCTTGCGCGCAGTCAGCTTGATCATCCAGTGTTCGGACTCGTCAATGCCGTACCGCGGCGAGGGCCGCAACAGGTCGGATTCGGGCGGCACTACGATCTGAATGCCGAGATCAGCAGCCAGCAGGCAGAAGTGCTGGCAGCCGGCGCGCTGGTAGCCCCATTCTTCGGTGGCCGCCATATCGACGCCGAACAGTCCGATGACGTCTTGCACCGGATCCATGCCAGCCGCTCGGCGCTGTTCGCGTTCCTCAAGACAATCTTCGATGGCGCAGGCCAGCATCCAGGCGATTGAGGATGTGAAGAAGTAGGTGCCGTACTTGGACTCGAGGTCTTCCACCGGCAAGCGGGCCGAATTGGGAATCTCTGTAACTTTGTCATACATCCAGACGCGGCACTGCTGGCCCATCCACGCCACATACTCGGGAGAGAACCACGGCTTTTGCGTTCCCGGCTTGCCGATCTGGCCAGGCTCCCAGCGGTGCAGCTCGAAGAACGCATCGCAGCGCGGCAGGATGGAATAAGTGCCAGGCGAACACGCCCAAATCTTGAACGACGGATCGGAGAACGGCGCCAGGTTGATGGAACTCGGCGCCGACCCCAGGATTGCGATTCTCATGCGGTTATCCTCCTCAGGATGGTTTGCTTACGTGGTTGCCTGAAACTCCAGCGCATTCACGGCGCTGGATGAAACATTCAGCACGCCGTACAGCGACGTGCTCAAGCCCATCAACTCGATGCAACCACCTCCGGAACTGCGAATCGCACCGCAACTGGTGGCGCCAAGCGACGTGCCGGCAATGGCATGCGTTGCCGCGCTGGCCTTGACGTAGATCGCCGAATCGGTCGATCCGAAGAAAATCACCTTGCGCACGCCAGGAATCGGCGGCGCCAACTGGAATACCGGAGTCGATGCAACCGACGTGCCGACGAGATAGCTCACGCCGCTCGCGTTCATCGGCGTGCCAGTCGATTCATTGGTGGTTATGCCGTGTCTCAGGTCGTCCGGACCGACGATGAACTCTTGTGCGCCCTTCGATCCGCCGGACTGGCCGGATGAATACGACTGCAAGCCAATCCGTCTGCCGTAGATGCTGGTGAGGATGGAATTGTTGTTTGCCATGATGATGCTCCTTTATATGTGCTCGCCTTTTCGGCTGCTGCGGAGGTCGGTCGTCGGGCCGATACGGTTCCTCCTCAAGAATTTGTCAGCCGCCACCCTTGCCATACCATCCAACCGAGCAAACCCCGCCGGCCGAAGATGAAATAACAGAGACACCGGTGCAGTCCGCGGTAGAACCGATAGATCGCATAGGGGGATTGATCTCGGAATTACTACTTCCGGTTGATGTCGCCGCCGGCCAGGTTGCCGTAGCATTGCCGTAATTCACGGCGATGTTGGCATTGGCCCGAAATTCAACAAAGCCCGCGCCGGCCGGGACATCCAGCGCCTGGGCGCTTGTGGTCAGCAGCACGCTTTGCACGAAATCCGGATTCTGTAAAATATTGGCAGGACGAAACACGGAAAGCGGTCGCATGGCGATCTCCTGTTATTCGACAATGGCGCCAGGCTTGCCAAGCGGGCGATAGGCGCCCTTGGCTTCGCTGGCTTCTGATTGGGTATCCGATCCGGCGGGCTCGGCTTCGGCATCCATCTGCAGGCAGCAGATTTGAACAGTCATCGACCGGTCATTGCCGGTTGCGCCGAGGCGCGTCGATGTCACCGTGCCGGTGAATGTGCCCTTGATTTCGGTGCCAACCGCCGGCAAGTCGGAAACACCAAGCTTTTCCAGGTCGTCTTCTTCAAGGTTGATCTGCAAGCCGTAGGGATATTGCCCGCCATCCGAAGCTACCGGCATGGCCATCGCGCCGCTTTGCGCATCAGCCTCGGTGCGCTTCATATCCACCATCTTTGCAGCCATAGCGTGACCTCTCGCCCAGTGTTCGGGCGAACTTTTACACGCTGATTAGTGGAACAGCCTTGCGGAAGAAGCTAGGTCTTTCCTAGCAGTTTGCTTGCTCTGGCCAATGTAAAAGCGATGGCGCGGGCGGACTCAATGAGGTCGCGGCTGACCCGCTTCGATTCTTCGTCTTCAGGCGGTTTCTCTTTGTAGAGTCCCAGCAGCTTGATCAACTGCTCGCGCGCCTGATTTTTGGTGTTCCACTTCACCTTGCGAGTGATTACCGGCAGATCATCTCCGCCACCACTCTCTTGCACTTCAATGCCGGTCAGGGCCATGGCCGTATCGTCATCCAGCTCCGTGATCTTCTTCAATGCGCCGTCCGGATGGTAGAGCTTCGCCGGATGGAAATGCAGTTCCTGGGCCAATGAACGATATACGTCATCGGCTGTCAGGCGGTACTTTGCGAGGATTTCTGTCTGTCCTTGTCCGATAATGGACAAAATATATGGGTCTTTGGACATGCGATAGCCTTGTTTGCTGGCTCCGCTTTCACTGTATCCCGCTGCCAGAGCGGCTTTCGTGGCATTGCCGCCATTGGACAAATAAGCTTCTGCGAACAGCCGTTTTTTTTCGTCGGCTGATTTCTTCGACGTTCCAAGCTTCTCGCGCTTTACCAGCTTTTTCGGCTTAGTCACTTCGGCTCCCGCATCTGCTTCAACTGGGCATGCCCGCACTTGCTGGCGCTGTCCTGCTTCACCCGGTTGCTGGTCCCGTAGTTATGGGGATGGTCGCATTTCCAGAGGATGGCCCCGCTGATCTGCTGCACCATGGCCTGAAATGTCCCATCGTCGCGCCTGCGAACCCTGGCAACCATCTTCATCCCCGCTTACCGCCTGACATGCGCCGAAATGGCAGGCTTGAGATTTCCGCTTCGTTTGGCCCGAACGTGACTTTGCCCAAGGCAGCCACGGCGGCGCGCACATCACGAACCATAGACGCGAATTCCGCAGGTTCCAACGAGAAAGAGGCATCGGGACCGCCGTCACTTCGATTGATTGTCAGGTGCTTTTCGATCACCGATGCGCCAAGGACAGCTGCTGCGACTGGGATAGCCGTAGTCAAAGAATGGTCGGATAGCCCGACATCAACCCCGAGTTTTCCGCCCATATGCACCATGGCACGCAAATTTGCTGCCGATGCTTCAGACGGGTAGGCGCTGGTGCATTTCAGGAATGTCGCTTGGCATGTCCCCGTTGTCCAATAGGCATCCTCGATTTCTTGCCACGTTGCCATACCGGTCGAGAGAATCATCAGCTTGTCTTTGCTGGCCGCATGCTTGATCAGCTTCAGGTCGGTCAGTTCGAAGCTGCTGATCTTGTAGATTGGGCAATGCAGGGTTTCAAGGAAATCCACGTCATCCGGATGAAAGACGCTGGCGAACGGGATCAATCCGCAGCATCGCGCCCAGGCGAACAGATCGTGGAACCAGTCCCGCGGCGTATGCGTTTCCCGGTACAGGTCCAGCAGTTCCCGCCCTGCCCATGGGCCCGACTCGATCATCACGCCCGGATCAGCCATCTGCTCCGGCGTGAAGCACTGGAACTTCACCGCGTCGGCGCCGGCTTCCTTGGCTGACGTAATCAGGGCAAGCGCCCGCTGAAACGATCCGAGATGGTTTCCGCCTATCTCGGCGACGATCATGGGTTTCATGCCCTGGCCAATACCGTCAGCGCAGTACAGGCTTCTTCGATCAGGGCATGGCTCATGTTGCCCTGCTGCACGTCGTAGCGCAGCCGGTTCGCCAGCTCAGGAGCCGACTGCTTCAGCATGCGCAAGTCCTTGGCCGCCTGTGCGCGGTCCAGATCGGCCTCGTTGTTCTCCGTGGCAATGATCTGGTCACCGGTCCGCACGTCGGTCAGGTGGATCAGGGTCGTGCCGTTCCGGTCCTCGACATTGACCTTGACAGTCTGCTCGTTGTAGCTCAACGATTGCTTGAAGGCTTCCCGGTCGGCCGGCGTGATCTGGATCACCAGGGCTGGCAGGCTGTGGCGCATCTTCCAGATCATCAAGGCCATCAATTCGTTCTGATCGGGTGCTGCTGGTTTTTTAGGCATGGTCCATCCTCTCGTAGGTTTGCTGAATCAATCTGAAGCCGAGCTTCTGAAACATCCCGATCGAGGCTTCGTTCGCCGGGTTGATGTTCGCCAGCAGGCGCTTGTCCTTGTGCTTCTCCATCATCATCTGCACCGCCCGCTTGCCGTAGCCGTAGCCGCGATAAGCCTTGAAAATGAAGATGCCGATCTCTCCCGCCCGGGTTAGGTAGGTGGCGCCAACAATCGAATCCACCACCTCGATCAGGTTCCAGTCCGCATAGGGATTGCCGCGCACGAACGCCAAGTGCTGCTCGACGGTCGGCATACCCCTATGGCTGATGTTCTGCCCAGGCTCGCGCTCCAACAGCAGGGCGTAGAGCCAGGTCGCGGCATCGGCAACGAAATGGACGGGAAGCAGGCGCATTTACCGGGTCCATCCCTTTGACCGGATGCAGGTATCCTGCAACTCGATGCGCCGGAACGGGTCTTCGATGGCGGCCGCGTCGCGCCGACACTCGTACCAATCTTTGTTGAACTCCTCGCTGCTTCCGCCGGGCTTTCGGTAGGGTCCGCACCCGGCCAGCATCAGCGCCAAAGCAATCACTATCAGTTTCATGGTTCTCTCCTCATAGTCTGACCTCGATACCCTTGACCGCGAGATATTCCGCCGCGCCCTTGGGCGTGTTGTCGCTGAACTGGAACATGGCGCCCGCCGCGACGGCACTGGCGCCGGCCTGAATGGCCTCCAGCATGTGAGCATACGTTCCACAGCCACCATGGGCAATAACCGGGATGGATACGGCGTCCGATACGGCTTTGACTGTGGATAAGTCGTAGCCTTCCATGGTCCCCTCGCGGTCGATACTGGTCAGAAGGATCTCGCCGGCACCGTCATCCTCGATCATCTTGGCGAACGACACCGGATTCATCGGCCATTCCTGATGCCCACAACTGGACCAGACGCGCCCCCGGCTGTAGTCGATCACCCCGACAATGGCCTGCCGGCCGAATGCCGCCGACGCCTCCCTAACGATGTTGGAATGGAAAGCGTGCGAACAGATGCTGACCTTATCCGCCCCCGCGCGCAGCAGCAGCTTCACATCTTCGACCGTCCGCACCCCGCCGCCGACCGTGACCGGGCAGAAATTGCCATCCGTCAGCTTTTCCACCAAGGCGAAGTCCGGCCCCCTGCCATCCGGCGTAGCGCCGATGTCCAGGCAACAGAGCTCATCTACCCCACGCATGGCGTGAATCCTCGCCGCCTGCTGGACATGGCCCACCGATCGCCATGACCGGAACTGCCGGCCCTTTACCAACGTGGCGCCGCGGTAGAGCAGCGTTGGAATGATTCTCACCGCGAGCGCCATTGCTCGATCAGCCGTTTCAATTCGGAACGGGTCATGCCGATCCGGTCAAGCACTTCTCCTGCCGGAACGCCGGCATAGACTTCAGGGAACAAATGATCATGGTCATTGACCCATGCCAAGGCGACGTCGCGACTGATCCTGCCTGCGCGAACGTCGATACTGATCTGCGCGCAGCCGCGGCCGTAGCCGTATTTCAGCCAGCCGAAGTGGTCGTGCAGTCCAGTCTGGGCATTGTCCAGGTTCTCTGCCGGCCACCAGTTGGCAGGGCTAGGCACGTCGTAGCGCATGCCGCTCATAATTGCCACGCTGGCATTGCGATGGCTGTCCCACGGCAGATACTGACCGAGGAAATGCGCCTCAATGCCGGTAAAGTCCGAGATGCTGTAATCGGCCATATCGAGCGCCGTGATACCTTCCAGCCCCACGAAGTCCGCCGGACGCAAGCCGAGGAATCCGCCGAATTCCGCGCGCCACCGCTGCGTCATCTGCATGGCCTGTTCGCTGCCCATTGGGCCGCCGTACTCCCGCTGCGGGCACTCTCCGTACATGATCAGCGGAATCCGCAGGTCTTTTGCCGCACGGAACGGCGTCGAGAAGATCGCCGCATGCTCCGGCCAGCTTATGTCCCCCACCATTTCCAGCCCAAGCCGATTCAGCTTGGCCCGGGTCGTCATGTTCGGCACGTATTCGATGGTTCTGGCGTAGCGCGCCAAGTTGTCGATGTTCGCCCGGCCGATGTCGGTCAAGTGACAGGTGCGCGCCGTGACCACCGTCACATCGGCGCCGAGGTCCAGCAGGGTCATCACCTGGTAGGTGCTGTCCTTTCCGCCGGACGATGGCACGATCACCCGCCCATCGAAGCGACCTAGCAGCGCCAGCAATGCCGCCTTGCGGGAATCCCAGTCGATGTTCGGCCGGTTCTGGAAATTCGTGCAGGCTTGACACTGGCCCGAGGCGTCGAATGGCACGTCCGGGCGCGTATCGGGCATGCAGCAGGTACGGCAGCGCCTCATTTTTCGAGCAGCCAAGCGGTGCAATTGTCGAAGCCTTCGCCCGCCGGCCACTCTTTGACCAGCTTCAGCCCCATGTCCTGGTACAGCTTGCCGAATGGCCGGCGCCAGAGCTTCCCGGAATATCCGCGGTACTCGACTTCTTCTTCCTTGTCGGCGGCGTATTCGACAGCCAAGACATACCCGGCGCTCGCATCCACAATGCCTTGCATCATTGAAGGAAGGTCTTCCGGTGCGACGTGGATCAAGACGCCTACCGTGAAAACCAGTTCCATCATTTCCGGATAGAGCCGCAACGCTTGCACCCCATCGAGCCGGTGAAGCGACAATCCGCACAGGGCCGCCCTCGCTTCTGCTTTCGGGTTGATCTCGACGCCGTGAAGCATCACATCAGGATCAACGCGCTGGATTGCCGACAGGTTCCATCCTGCATTGGCCCCCACCTCGAACACCGACCTGGCCCCGGTCATTTCGATCACATCGCGCCAGAATGCGATGCGTCGCCGCCAATCGACGCGATTTCTTTTCACATAATGGTCGCCAAACTCCCCTTTCCAGAACTCTGCTGTACTCATTTCACCTCCGGATAAAGTGCTGAAAACATTGATTCGGCCAAACGCCAGTCGTCTTCGGTGTTGATATCGCACTCGGTCGCCGGATCGATCTGCATCATCTGCGCACGAATCAGCGGAACGGACTGGCGAAACGCCCACGCCTCGCCGAGATAGAACTGGCCTGGGTCGCGCAACCACGTCGCAACCGGAATCAGGTAGGGCGCGAACGGAATGCGCCACGCCATGAACGCCTGCCGCAGCGTTTCGCCCGTCAGCATCGGCGCCGTCGGGTAGATCACGCAGGCAATGCCGTCATAGCCCATCGTGTCCAATACCTCTTTGGCCACCTCCTGCGTTCCACGGCTTCCATCATCAGGACTGCGCCGCAGAACTCTCGCGCCGTACTGCATGGCGGTCTTTGCGATTTCCCCATCGTCCGTGCTGACGATTACATCGCCGAACAGACCCGAGTCCTGCGCCGCCTCGATACTGTAGGCGATGATCGGCTTGCCGTGAAACGGCCGGATGTTCTTGCGCGGAATCCTGATCGATCCGCCACGGGCCGGGATGATGGCAACACTCATAGGTCGAGAATGTTCAGGATGGTATCGACCAGCCGCCGCGCCAGCACCGGATCCTTCTCCGTATGCTCTCGCTTGTTCTTCAGGATCATCAGACAGCGCGTTTCCATGCGCACCCGCTGGCCTTCTGTCACTTCCGGCTTCGGCGCCTTGATCTCGACCCTGAGCCCGCAATTCACGGCAGCGTCGATCATTGACTTGGCAACGGCCACCCCGGTTTGTGGGTCGAGCGCGATCCATTCCACCGGATGCGGAAACTGCAGGATGATCTTCCCCTGGCGGTCACCGACGGCAATATGCGTGCCGCCATCGCCTTTGAGTTCGCTGCCGTTCATGGGTTTTCTTCCTTGTGCTTGCGGAGCGCCGCCAGCGAACCTTGAAGGGAAGCGATATGACTCTCGGCCTCCTGCTCCGTCAGCATCATGTTTTCGATTGGCCTGGTGAAAACCACCACGACCCGCTCGCCGTTGTGTCCGGCCTTGATTTCCAGCCGCTGCTCTTTGGGAAGTTGCCGCTGGCTTGGCTGTCCAGAGAAACTTCTAATTCCTCGCTTGTTCATCTGAATATCTCCATCTGACTGAGGTCTGGATACAAGTCATTGGGCAACGGCTCGTTGTGCTTCGGCAGCACCGACAGCTTCAGCAGCAGGCGCGCGGCGACGTCGTTGCTCATGTAGCAATGCCAGCCGACTTGGTTGAATGTGTCGTCCTTCGGCGCGACGCCTTCTGTCCTGCCGTCGAAGCGCGCACGGCGCAGCCATGCATCGGCTTCGTCGTTGTCGTGAAGGATGGCACCGCCTTGGGTGTCGCCGAGTATCTTGCTGGCGTGAAAGGACACACACTGAAACTGCCCTGCGCGATACATTCCGGACGTGAATCGGCGCGCACTGTCCAACACGGGCAGCGGCTTCAATTGATAGGCACCGATCCAGCTTTCATCACGGAACACCGGTCGGCCGCCGGCGTGGATGATCGACTGCGGGACGCTGACATAGGTTCGCTTCGGGATTGATACATCGATGAAGTCTTTCGGCTGGTTGCGCAGATGCCACGCCACCACCAGCAGCAGCGCCATCGTGCAGGAGTTTGTCGTCACCGCATACTTCGCTCCGGTGTATTCGCAGAGCGCCGCCTCGAAGTCGCGCACCACCTGATAGGGATTCACAGACACGCGATCTTCTCCCGCAACTCTTCGACCGACATGCGCCGCGCCTGGTCGCTCGACCGGCCTTCGATCATGGATTCGTGCCGCTTCTCCCAGCATGGCAGGCCGTTGATGATCATTCGCGCGCCCATGGCTTCGGCCAAGTCGCCCAGCCGATACGCCGGAAGATCAGGAACGACGAGCTCGCCGCCTTCCATCGTTCCGATCGTATCGGCCACCAGCGCAACGGCTTCCGCTTCGGTCATCCAGAAGCGAGTGCATTCCGGATCAGTCACCGGCACCGCATCTGACGTCTTGAGGATTTCTCGCCACCGGGGAATCACCGAGCCGGTGCTATTGCTGACATTGCCGTATCGCGTGACGGAGAACATCGGGCCATGCGAGCCGAACTTGTAGTTCGCGGCCAGGAAGATCGACTCGGCCAACGCCTTCGATTGCCCGTAAGCGGACACCGGCTGATATGCCTTATCGGTCGATAGCGCAACCACCTTGCGAACCTCGCAATCCTTCGCCGCTTCGATGATGTTGATGGCACCAAGGACATTTGTCTTAACCATTTCATCCGGGCAGTAGTGGCCGACCTCGATGCGCTTCAGCGCCGCCGCATGCACCACGATGTCAATGCCCTCCATCGCGCGCTTGAGCCTGGATTCGTCGCGAACATCGCCGATGAAGAACCGCAGCCGCTGGTCGTCATTGAAGGCTTCCCGCATCTGCGCCTGCGGAAACTCGCCACGGGAATAGACGCAGACCCGCTCGGCGCCGCGCCGCAATGCCTCGCGCACGAAGCCCCTGCCGAAGAATCCGGTCCCGCCTGTTACCAGGATGTTCGCTCCCCTGATCATTTCTTCTCCTTGTAGTCGATGCATCGCACCACGCGCAGGCACTTGAACCGCTTGCAGTAGGTGCGAAAGCCGAGGAAAGTCAGCTTTGTGCCGCACGACTGGCAGCCGGCGCAACTATCGGGCTTCTTCTGTTCGCTCATGCCAGCGCCTCCAGTGTCCGGTTCAATGCTTCGAGTTCGCTCGCCTTGTGCAGGCTCCAACGCTGGCGGGTGCCGTGGATTCCGTGGGTTCCGACGTGGCATTCGATACAGACCGGCACCACACACCAGTCGCCACTCT